TTAAGAATCATAATAAAATGAAAACTGAACAAAACCAACAAACCGAGCAAGGGATTGCTCAAAATCCCGGATCTGTTAGGAGTGACAGTTCCGCATCCAGCAGATACATGCAGCCCAACACTGGCCCTTCAGTTCCACGCTCTGAGTGTGGAACTATCAGGCTTGGCAAAACTCCGACTTTAAAGCGTTGGGGCCGGCTCCTCACTAAAAAGTGGATTGGTAGTGACCTCGTCAAGAGGAGTGAGCTAGCAAGCAAGTATCGACGCGCCCCTCCAGGTTATAAAGAGTTGCTTAACCGGAGACTGGTCTCAGTAGACATGTTTAAGGCCAACATCAAGCATACACATCCCTCCGCGGGAGCGTTGCGAACCGCAACTGCTGCTGCAATGGAGAACGTCATTGTAGACGCGGGGTTCACGCCCTATAGTGTCTCAATGTCGAAAAGAGATATGTATGATGGATGTCGGTATTATTACATGGCTAAGGATCTCGATAAGAATTTCAGGAATGACATACTGACCGATAAACACGTCTTAATGTTTGTCGATGTTGACTACTATTGTGACATTAACGAATATCTACGCTTTGGACTACCAATGCTTCTATACACTTTTGTCCCTACAGAAGCTGCGGGCCAGGCGTTTGATTGCCGTTATCACTTTGTTGACAACCTCGTCCATTACAGCGTTTCTGGTGGTGCCACCTACATACATCCCCTGTGGAAATACGAAGGTGACTCCATCCTTGTGCGAGGAATCCATGGAAACATGATCCTGTACAACATCGAGCAGCATGTCCTCTCAGCAGATCCTACCAGGCGCGTAGTGGGTTTTTATCCCACCGCATATTTCCCCCGACACACTTGTTCACAGCGTGCTGACCCTCCAATTACCCGGTTTCGGCCGTGTAACGGGGGGGCCACCACCGTGCGCAATGTAGTGGCGGGGACTGTATCCATTGCACCCCCCCTCGGGACTAACAGTGTCACGATACCTGAAATGGTTTTTGACGCGTTACGCACCCGGAGGAAGTATTCTAAGAACCCTGCTATATGCGACGTTGAGCGCATTTTAGTGTCGCAGCGTATTGAGCAAGCACCATTATTTGCTCCTCTGCTTTTTGACGTGTTAGAATCTATTGGAGGTGATACCGTCGTTAACACATCTGCCATCCCTGTCCATGGATTCCAGACTCTCGAAGGTCTAGTCCATGAAGATGGTAAACCTGTGGGAATGGCGACATCACCCCCAATAGTAACTGCCCCAGCCGTTGTCCCAGTCAAGTCATACAACAATGACGTCGCCACAATTGCCGGTCGAGTCACTGCTGTTGCAAATACAGCAAAGACTCCGATTGGCTGGCAAGGCTATGACAATGAGTTGCTGCAGTTTCTGTTGCCAGTCCCAGGACTAGGTGTGCCCATTACTGTTGAAGAGGTCAACGAAAGACAGACGAAACCCGCCCAAAAGGGACGTGCTGCTATCGTCGCTGCCTCATTAACTAATGGCTATAAGAACAACGTCAAGGCTTTCATTAAGGCCGAAGCATACAACGCGCCCACTGACCCCCGAAACATCAGCACGGTCGACACGGCCCATCAGATCCTCTATAGTACGTTCACGTATCCTTTTAAAGATACCGTGCTAAAGCAGTATCCATGGTTTGCGTCGTCCATGACCCCATCGGAAATAGCAGCACGTGTACAGCATATGATGACCTATCCCGACGGCGTGATCGTTTCTGATTACTCCCGTCTGGACGGCCACATTTCTGATGACGACAAGCGGTTCAAAGAGAAAGCGTACATGCGCTGGTGCCACCCTAGCTACAAGGTGCAGCTTATGGAAATATTGCGGAAAGATAGACCTGCGAAAGGGTCGACGGCAAATGGCGTGGTTTATAAACCCGGAACCTCTCAGCTTAGTGGCTCTCCGGGCACAACCAACGACAATAATCTCGTGACTTTGCGTCACGATTATATTGGACTGCGCCAACTAGGACAGACGCCCAAGATGGCGTGGAAGAATCTAAACAACTGGGTGTTAGGTGCATCCGATGACAGGATCCGGGCTAACATTCCTGGATACGCAAAAGTTTTGGAGGAAGTAGCTGCGAAGTTGGGTCATAAGCTCAAGTCTGATGTATTCCGGCC